AAACTTACTTGTTATTTGCTTTTTGTTTACGTCTCGAATATCTAAAACTGTTACCTCGTATGTTATTTGATTAGTGTTAAAATCGTTTGCGCTAACCCTTATGTTAGCCATTGGGTAAAGGTCTTTTTTATTAAAGTCTATTTCATCTTCATTGGCTGAAAATAAGGTCTTGATACGCTCGTCATCGTTTAGATGTTGAGCTATTAAATTAAGTCCTTCAAATATTGCGTTTCGCATTGTTTATTTGTAATTTTTCTTCTTCGTTTTTATCATGTAAAAAAAGCAAGTGTGTAAATACCTCATTAATATTTAGCTTTAGCACTTCTTTAAATCTTAACCTATCATTGTTAGCGATTGCGTTAATTGATACATACCATCCCCACTCTTGTCCAAAGCTTGACGCTCCGAATCCGTTAGATTTTTGTTGATATAGCCTGGCATAACGTTCAGTAACTCGTTCAATAAATTGTAAAAAAAAACAGTTGCACCAATATAAGCAGATGTCGGGGCGTTTTTCATTACCTCTGCATACTTATCTGTACCGCTGTATTTTTCTATTGAATAAAGGTATTTGTGCTGCTTTTTGATAGGTCGGTACATAACCGCCATAGCCTTAAAAATATCTTCTTTAAGGTAGTTTTCTATGTCAATAAACTCTCCACTTGTAACCGTTTCTAAGTTAGGAATGAATCCAAATTTAATACCGTCAATAGTAAAGTGTTCTATTGTTTGGGCTTCCTTAAACATCAAATCAATAGCCTCATAAATTTTATCAATGTCATTAACTGCGATTGTAGATACTATCTCGAATGATAGGTTGCAAATTATAGAAATGACTTTTAGTTTAGTCAAGGTTTCACTTTCTGAAATCTCGTAAACCTCTTGGACTTCCGCCCATTTGCTTAGTGAAATATCCTTTAAAGTTGTTGGTATAGTAACTCTCATACCTATACAACGAAAAAAATATTAAATTTTACCCGAAAGTTAGATTTATGTTTTTACCAACGGTTTCCATTTCGTGGTAACGAATAGCATCTATGGCGTGGTTAAAATCATCAATAGGCTTGTTTATTTTCGCCCCTGTTTTTTTATCAATATCCCAACTGTATTTTCTTAGCTCGGATATTAAGTTAGTTGAACTTTTGGTAATTAAATATTCATTATTCTGCATCAATTGAATGCCATAGTTAACAGAACCAGCGCCTTTTTTTACGCCATAAGCTCTGATGCCTAATCTAGATAGTTCCACTATGCTTTTAGGCTCTGCGCTGTCACAATATACAGGAAGCTTTGTAGTAATCCTTTTTGCAATCTGGCTATTTGTAAGTTCCTTTTCGTAACATATTTCGTTTACAATTCTTTGGTTATTAAATTTATAAACTTCAACTATTGCTGTCGGGTCATTTGTATAGCCAAAATCTAAGCCATAGCCTATTAACCTTGCATCTTTTGGAATAGCATCTATGGTTTTATAATTATTAAAAATAACTCCCTCTAAACTGCCTATTAATCCTAAGCCATAAACGTTCCACCAGTTTGCCCAATATGCTGAAGTTTCCGCTTTTAATTTTGCCTTTTCAATTTCTTTGACTATTGCTGGGTCTAAGGCTTCATTGTCTTTGTATGTTAAAATTATAAAGTCGCTGTCTTTTTCGTCTTTTAATTCAGTATGTACCCAAAACTCGTTTGTCGGGTTGTAGTCTAGGTAGATAAATTTCTTTGTCCTTATGGATAGTTGCTGGTAACTTTCAAAATTGACGTTGTTACATTCGTTAATAAATAGAACATCACGCCTTGCACCTCTAAGCTTGTCGGGTTGGTCTGCAGAAAAGAACTCAATATAAGAACCGTTGCTAAATTTGTAGGTTAAATTGGATCGGTTAAAACTAGCTTCTTTAAAATTATCCGTCCACTTCATTATTTTAAGAAAGTCTTTCATTGCCCCACGTTTAAGATGTGGGATGCTTTCTGATACTACCGATATTTCGCTGTTTGGTATTTGAATTGCATATTGAATTAAAAGCGGAAGGATTGTAAAAGTTTTCGAACTTGAAGTTCCACCTTGTACAATCCTTACACGTTTTTTTAGTTTAGCTATTTTATTCTGCGCTGTCGTTGCTTGTAACATCTAAATCAATTTGTTTAAATATTGGCTTTTCGCTTATTTCTATTTTTGTAGCTTCATTTAATCCTAGTAGTTTATTTCTACTTTCGATAATAGTTCTGCACTCTCTAAAGTCCTCAATACTATAATTTTTAATATACAAATCTTCTAATTGCGCTAAGTGATTAGAAAGTATGGTTTCTTTATAATCCTTACCATAAGTATTTTTAATTTGCTCTTTAGCTTTTAAAATATATGTATCTAATTGCCTACTGCTAATTTTCCATTCTTTCGAAGCGTGTCGAACCATATATGTATAGTCAAAACCCTTGCAAATAAACTGATAAATTTTTGCAACTCTAATTTCTATTTCGGCATCAGTAGATTTTTTCATTGGTAATTAAGAACAATTAAACAATTTTAAAATAACATTTTAGCAATCATTAAACAAATAAGCAACAATTGAAACATTATAACATAGGTGTATTTATTTACCCGACCTTTATGGTCTAGTGCATAACTTGGCGAAATAAAACGTAAAAATTTTTCTATCATAATAAAGATTTTAATTTGTTCATGTAATTATTTTGGTAGGTGCTATTGCAAGTCTTGCAAGCTCCAGTCTTAATTTTGTAAACCCTTAGCCATATCTGCTCGCATCTTTGCATTTCTGCTACTCTTTCGCTTTTTATAGGCAAACCTTTATACCATAAAAAAACGTTCGTTAGATAGGCTCTTTCGTCATCCGTCAACTTTTGGGTAAAAGGAAACATATTATTTAGTTTTTGTTGTCTTTGTTTGCATGGCTCGCATTTAGGAATACCTAAAGCATCTGTTACCTTTGCCACTACGTCTCCTAATCCTTCCATAGTTTTTTTTTAATTTTATTTAAAGTTGTGTAAAGTGTTCGATAAGATATTGTGGTCATTTTTGAAAGCTTTAGTAAAGAATGCGCATCAGTTTTATTAACTATTTTCTTTTCCTTATTTTCTACTATGCGACCAAAGTGAGCGTTAATTAATTCCTTTTCAAATGCGTTTAGTATTGAAATATCAACTTCTAAAAATGTACATTCAGAATCCACGTCCTCAAAAATAGAAAAGTCATCTATTGGTATTTCTTTATTTTTTCTTACACCATCAATAAAGATAGATCGCATTGTTAAGTAGATGTAGCCTTTGTCAATGTCTTTAAACTCTTTTTTTGAGTCGTAAAGTTTTAGGTATGTTTCTTGTAAAATATCCTCATGGTTTTTAAAGTCCAAAGACTTAGCCATTTTTATAAGTTCTGGTTGTATTTTAGCAAGATCTTCCAGCATTTACTTTTTTCTACGACCTCTTTTTTTAAGTTGAATTGGCTCTTGTGGCTGCGAAACTTTATTCGCTTGTACAATTTCCAAACCATGCACTAGGATATTGTTTATTCTTTCAATTTCGTCTTTTGTATTCTCAAAAATTTGCCCTACCTGGTAATGGATTTTAGTTTGAGAATGGACAAATGACTTTTTTACAATCGCTTCCATTTTATAAAATTTTAATAAAAGTAAATTAAATTTTTATAAATTCCTATTTAATTGATTTACAAATTCTTTAATAATTAATTTATGCTCTGGAAAACAAGAGATAAGCACCTTTATTTTAGGTGCTTTTTCTGCTCTTGGTCTGCCTACTGGATTCCGTTTCATTAATTTTCTATTACTTCAAAGTTTCTGCCTTTTCTTAATTCTGCATAAATACAGCAATCTCTTTCCCATAAATTACCAGCGTTTTTAGCATCTTCTTTTGTGTTGTAAATTTCTGCGTTTACTTGGTTAATTTCTTCTCCGTATAATCTTTTAATAATTCTGTAAGTTTTCATAATTTTTAGTTTAGTGTAGCGGTTTTTAAGGTTGACCGTAAACCTATTTAATTATTTTAACCTATAATAACATTTATCAATTTGCATGGGGTATTAGGAAAGCTATGCTTTAATATTTCTTTTGCCCATATTTCTGCTATTTTTTGGTCTCCATATTTTTTAAATGTTTCTTCTTTTTGACCTAATATCTCAACAGTTTTTTTGCTGTTTGCGGCAATCATTCCGTTACCTATTCTGTTTTCTGGC